AAATGATAAACAAATAAAACTAACAACTGATTCGAATGTTGAAAGTTATTTGTTGATTACAGAATTTAGGAGAAACTAAAATGGCAGATGTAGTTACATCACAAACTATTGTAGATACAGTTGGTGTTAAAACAGTTATGAAGTTCACTAATATTAGTGATGGTTCTGGCGAAACACTTGTAACAAAAATGGATGCTAGTGCTTTGAATTTTATGTCAGAGAACGCAGAAAGAGTTTTAGCAAAAATATATTGGGCTGTAAATACTACAAATGGTAAATCTGGTGTAGAATTATTATGGGCAGGTAGTGGAACAAGTGCTGCTAATGCAACGATAGGATTTTTCTCAGGCACAGGTTTTCATGATTACTTTGTTGCTGGTAATAGTATACCTAATAACGCAACATTAACAGCAAACACATCTCCAGCAGGTGATATATTATTATCAACAAAAGGGTTTGTGTCGGGAGATAACTATACAATAATCTTAGAAATAAGATAATTAAAAAAAGAGAAGGTGGAGAAATGAAACTAATTACAGAAACAATCGAAGATGTCCAAGTCTTGACCGAAGAAAAAAACGGCAAGAAAGATTACAAAATTAAGGGTGTCTTTATGCAGGCAGATATCAAGAACCGTAATGGTCGAGTTTATCCTGTCGAAACTTTAGCAAGAGAAGTAAGAAGATATACAAAAGAGTTTATTGATAAAAGAAGAGCTTTTGGTGAGTTAGGACATCCTGACGGACCAACTGTGAATCTCGAAAGAGTTTCACACATGATTACTAGTTTAAAACCAGAAGGTAAAAACTTCATCGGTGAAGCAAAAATCATGGATACTCCTTATGGTAAAATCGTTAAAAATTTAATTGACGAGGGTGCTGTACTAGGTGTATCATCAAGAGGTATGGGTTCTATTCAACAACAAGGTGGTAGAAATCTAGTTGGAAAAGACTTTTATCTTGCGACCGCTGCTGATATAGTAGCAGACCCCTCAGCGCCTGATGCTTTCGTAGAAGGTATCATGGAAGGCAAAGAATGGGTATGGGATAACGGTATGCTGAAGAGTGTAGCGGTTGAACAATACAAATCAGAAATACAGAAAGCAAGACGCTCAGAATTAGCAGAGGTTAAGTCTAAAGTGTTTGCTGACTTTATGTCTAAACTTAAATAAACCTACGCAGCATAAGAAGAAAGCGTAATGTTTAAGATGGTAATTTGTATAAATAATAGTAAGTAAAAATTAATTAATTTTTAAAGGAGACCGAATGTCTGAAACTAAAGGAAAGAAAGAAGTAGAAATTTCAGAAGCACCTAGCGTAATTACAAAAGACGCTGTGGCATCTGAACCTACTCACCTTAAAAATGACGCAGAGGATCTTGGTGCTCCAGTTGTTAAACCAACTGACAGTAACCCAGACGCTACGAAAAAGGTATCGAAAGTATCAGATCAGGTTAATAAAGATGCGAAAGACGGTTCTTTACCAAAAGACCAAAAACCATCTGGCATGAAAGAAGAAGAAGTTGAAGTTGAAGGCGATGAAATTGCTGAAACTGCTGAATCTTCTGAAATGGACATTGACCTAACTGATGATGTTAAAGCATTAGTTTCAACTGACGCAGACTTATCTGAGGAATTCAAAGATAAGGCAGCGACAATTTTTGAAACTGCTGTTAGAACAAGAATTAAAGAACAGACAAAGATCCTTGAATCACAATTTGAAGAAAAACTTTCAACTGAAAAAGAAACAATGAAAGAAGCTATGGTCGAAAAAGTTGACTCATATCTAAACTACGTTGTTGAAGAATGGATGAAAGAAAATGAATTAGCAGTTGAAAGAGGTATTCGTACCGAAATTGCTGAGGACTTCATTACTGGTTTAAAGGACCTTTTCAAAGAACATTATATTGATGTTCCAGAAGAAAAATATAACGTGCTAGACGACTTAACAAATCAAGTTAAAGATTTAGAAGGAAAACTTAACGAACAGATTGAAAAGAATGTAAATCTCACTAAGGAAGTAAATGTTTCTGAAAGAACAAATCTTGTCGCTGAAGTTTCTGCTGACTTAGCAGATACAGAAAAAGAGAAGTTTGCTTCAATGGCTGAAAATGTTGAGTTTGATAGCGCACCAAAGTTTAAAGAGAAGTTAGAAACTATTAAAGAGTCTTACTTCCCTAAAACGAAAATCGAAGAAAGTTCGTCTAAAGATGAAGTTGATTCGGTGGCGGCGAATGAACCTGTTGTAGAAGCAAGTTCAGATGCTATGGCTGCATATACTGCCGCTATTACAAGAAACCTTAAGAAGTTAAAAGCTTAAGGGTGAACACTAAAATTAACAATAATTAGGAGAGATAAAAATGTATCTTACTGAAAATTTACAAGAAAAGTGGCAGCCAGTCCTAGAGCATCCAGATTTGCCAAAAATCGAAGATTCTTATAAGAGAGCTGTTACAACTGTTATTCTTGAGAACCAAGAAAAAGCAGTTAGAGAGGATGCTAGTTTCATGTCAGAAGCTGCTCCTACAAACGCAACTGGTTCTAGTGTAGATAACTGGGATCCAGTATTAATTAGTTTAGTTAGAAGAGCTATGCCAAACCTAATTGCTTACGATATCTGTGGCGTTCAACCAATGACTGGTCCAACTGGACTGATCTTTGCTATGAAGTCAAGATTTGGTTCACAAGCGGGTGCTGAAGCATTATTCAACGAAGCTGACTCAGACTTCTCAGCTAGAGATGCTGCTGGCGGTTCAGGTTCACCTGATGCTCAAGCGGGTACTAACCCTGCAACACTAAACGATAGTCCATCTGCTGGTACTTATACTACTGGTTCTGGATTCACAACTGCACAAGCAGAAACACTTGGTGACGGTACTGATGAGTTTGCTGAAATGGCTTTCTCAATCGATAAAGTAACTGTTACAGCAAAATCAAGAGCTCTAAAAGCAGAATATACTATGGAACTTGCTCAAGACTTAAAAGCAATTCACGGTTTAGACGCTGAAACAGAACTTGCGAATATCTTATCAAGTGAAATACTTTCTGAAATCAATAGAGAAGTAGTAAGAACTATTTACTCACACGCTAAAGCGGGTGCTCAAGTAAATACAACTACTGCTGGTATCTTTGATCTTGACACAGATTCAAATGGTAGATGGTCAGTTGAAAAATTCAAAGGACTTTTATACCAACTAGAGAGAGATGCTAACGCAATCGGTCAACAAACAAGAAGAGGTAAAGGGAACATGATTATTTGTTCTGCTGATGTTGCTTCTGCTTTACAAATGGCTGGTGTTTTAGATTACGCTCCTGCGTTAAACTCTAACTTAAATGTTGATGACACAGGTAATACTTTTGCTGGTGTACTAAACGGTAAATTCAAAGTATATGTTGATCCATATGCAGCGAACATATCTGCTAGTCAGTACTATGTAATCGGTTACAAAGGAACTTCACCTTACGACTCTGGTCTGTTCTATTGTCCATACGTTCCACTACAAATGGTTCGTGCAGTTGGTCAAGACAGTTTCCAACCAAAAATTGGATTCAAAACTAGATACGGAATGGTTCAAAATCCTTTCGCACATTCTGGCGCTGATGGCGCACTAGATAACTCTGGTGCTGTTGCAGCTGCTAGTCAAAACTTATATTACAGACGAGTTAAAGTTACAAACATTATGTAATTTTACTTTAAGTAAATGTTTTAGAAAAGGGCGCTTCGGCGCCCTTTTTTTTGTATTCTATCAAAACCCTCAAAAAAAGATTGTCATAGCCGCCGCCTGAGACGGAAAAGAGAACACGGTGATATGATAGTACCCCCTAAAAACTGTTATAAATAGTAGTATGACAACAACAAATGTAATTCAAAGAGAACCTTCTAAAAGTGATTATGCTAGTCCTATTCAGTTTAGGTTCAAGTGTACTAAACTTCCAACAGTAGAGTTTTTTGTACAAAGTGTTAATCTACCTGGTATTAATCTAGGTTCAGGAACACAAACTACTCCTTTGTATGATATGCCTTTACCTGGAGACAAGATAACTTTTGCAGCTCTTGATTTATCATTTCTTGTTGATGAAAATTTAAACAACTATAAAGAGATACATGATTGGATTCTTGGTCTAGGATTTCCTAGTAATCACACACAATTTGCAAACCTACAATCAGAGGGGTCAGATAGATTTCCTGGTTCAACGGCAGGTCCTGTTGTGCCTGGAGTTCAAACACCACAACCACTTAGTGATGGTGGTATCTATTCAGACGCAACACTAACAGTTTTAAATAGTAAAAATATTGCAAAGACAGAGATAAGATTTGAGAATATTTATCCAACATCTTTAGGTGGTTTAAATTATGATGTAAGACAAACCGATGTTGATTATTTAAATGCTTCGGTTAGTTTTAACTATATGAATTATGATATAGTACAAATTTCTACTACATAGTAGTAACAATATAGGATGATATATAATGACGACAGCGTTTTGCTTTGGTAATGGTAATTCTCGTAAAGGTCTAAATCTAGACGACTTCAAAAAACACGGAACAGTAATAGGTTGTAATGCAATCTATCGTGATT